ATGAGAAGCAGAAGAAACAACACGACCCTGACACGCAAGGTTGACAAGTGGAACCCTCGCAAGGTGTGGCTCATTAAGCGCTACGCCGACGGCCACTATGCCATCAACCAAGAAGTCGGCGGTCGTGTTTTTTATTCCAGCTACCAGAGAGCGACCAAGGCGCAGATCGCCGCAATCTTCGCCTGCTGCTAAAAAACGCCAAGATCCCCGGGAACCCCGGGCCAAGTAGAAAGGAGCACACCATGAAATTTTACTACAAAGGCCAACTAATCCGCACGAGCAAGACCCATGCCTACAACTGGGCCGTCCTGACCGAGCGCCCTGATGGGACGTATGCCTGCCACGGCTGCCGAGTAAACCGCAGCGACGCAGACAGCGAAGCCAGCCGCCTCAGCCGCTGCGGCGTCGACCACATCATCATCGCCCCACTCGAGCAGCGCGGGAGGTGATCGCATGAACGCCAAAGCCATCCGGCAGCTCGCCGACGTAACGCTGGACAAGTACCGCAGTTCTATACCTCGTAAAGCCTTCGAGCAGGTCATCGAGGAAATCGTCGCAGACGGCAGCGAAGGGGCTGGCCTCAAATACGAGGCCGCCCTCCTCTGCCGGGGATCCTTCCCGGCGACTCTGGAGGAAAACGGCGAGCCCTGCATCGTGGAGGCCAGCGTCTACCGGCTCAACGCTGTGGCCGCTGCCAGTTTCATGCTGGACGGCCCGGAGGGCCTGCTCCTCCACCTCGGCCTCAGTGAGACCGACACCTACATCACCAAGCACGAGATCGACGACCTTGTCACGGTCGTCAGGATCCTCAGAAAGGAGGCAGATACATGAAAACAACACTCTCGCTGTCTGGCGGGAAAGACTCGACTTTCCTGCTGCTCGAGCTGATCCGCAGAGGCACGCCACCAGACGAGTGCGTATTCTTCGACACTGGCTGGGAGTTCCCGCAAATGTACCGACACATGGATCGGCTGCGGGCCCTATGTGAGGAGAACGACATCGAGTTCACCGTGCTCCACCCCGCCAAGAGTTTCGACTATCTCATGTTCGAGAAGCCCGTCAGAGAAAAAACGGGCGGCACGCACTGCGGCTACTCGTGGTGCGGGGCTCGAGGCGTCAGGTGGGGAACGACCGAAAAGACCAAGGCGCTCGACCAGCACAACAAGGGCAACATCGTCCTCATAGGCATCGCGGCCGACGAGCCGGATCGGCTTGTGAAGGAGCGGGCGCCGGGCAAAACCTTCCCGCTCGCCGAGTGGGGCATCACTGAGGCTGAGTGCCTCGCCGGATGCTACGCTGCCGGCTATGACTGGGAGGGCTTATACGAAAAGCTCGACCGCGTGAGCTGCGCCTGCTGCGCGGCCAAGAACCTGAAGGAGCTCAGGAACATCTACAACGATATGCCGGAGGTGTGGGCCGACCTTCAGGCCAGACAAGCAAAGACCTCGCGGCCATTCAAGGGCCCCGGGAAAAGTGTGGACGAGCTGGCGATCCGCTTCGAGCTCGAAAAGGAATACATAGCCGCCGGGCTGAGCATCACGAGCCGCGACTTCTACGCCTGCCTTGCCAACCGTCTGAAGCAGCGAGGAGGTGGGAGCTCATGACCGCCAAATGTGTCGGCTGCGGGCTCGACTGGAACGTCAGCATCTACCAGAAGATCCCCCGCACCGGCTACATCTGCCCGCACTGTGAGAGCCGGATCCGCGCCGGCGAACCGCTGAAGAACATACAGGCCAGCCCCAAGGGCCGGCCACCAAGAATGAAAGGAGCAAAACCATGAAAAAAGCACTCAAGGCCGCACCCCGCGGCACCGCCTTCAACTATGCCGGCCAGCGCTGGGTCGTGCTGGAACATAACGCCACCGGCACCCTCTGCCTGACCGAGAAGATCGTCGAGGATCGCGCCTTCGACGACGGCAACTGCAACGACTTCAGCAAGTCCAGCAGCCTGCGCTACCTGAACGGCCCCTTCCTCGACACCCTGATCGACGCCGCCGGCTGCTCCAGCGCCTTCCTGACGAGCGAGCTCGACCTGACGGCCGACGACGGCCTGAAGGACTACGGCACCTGCACCGTCACCATCTTCCTGCTGACGGTCGACCAGTACCGACGCAACCGCGACGTGATCCCCAACGCAGACGACTGGTGGTGGCTGTCCACGGCCGTCAGCACGGCCTCCAATGGGTACGAGCATAGCGCCCGCTACGTCCTCACCGATGGCACTCTGCGCGGGGTCAACGCCTCCTACGGCGACCACGGCCTGCGCCCCGCTTGCTATCTGGACTCCGATCTCCTGATCTCCTTCGACGAGCAGGACGTGACCGCAGAGCAGGCCGGCGACATCGTCAAGGAGCTGATCGAGAGCTTCGGCGGCAGCTTCGCCACCGAGGAGCAGCTCAGAGCTGCGGCCTCCTTCATGCTCGGCACGCTGCGAGCCACCAGAGAACAGGAGGCACCCCATGAGTAACCTGACCACCCTGCTGAACAAGTACAAGGCCCTCGTGATCTTCGACACCGAGACCAGCGGCCTCGACTTCGACAAGGATCAGATCATCGAGCTGGCGGCTCTGCGTGTGGAGCGCACGGCCTCCGGCGGGCTGAGGATCGCCGGCAAGATGGACACCTTCATCAAGCTGCCCGATGGCGAGACGCTGCCGGAGAACATCGTCAGCCTGACCGGCATCACCGACGCCCTCCTCCAGACCGAGGGCGTGCAGCCGACCAAGGCAGCCAGCCAGATCGCCAAGCTCATGCAGCCGGGCCCCGTCCTGATGATCGCCCACAACGCACAGTTCGACGCCTGCTTTCTGCGCGGCCTGCTGCGCGGCACCAAGGTCGGCCGGATCGACTGGCTGGACAGCCTGACGGTCTACAAAGACCGCCGGCCCTACCCTCACAAGCTCGCCAACGCGATCCTCGCCTACGAGCTCGAGGACAAGGTACAGAACAGCCACCGAGCGATCGACGACGTGCTGGCCCTGTTCGAGGTGCTGAAGGCGATGGACGACGAGCGCGACGACCTCGCTGCCTACGTCAACCTGTTCGGCTACAACCCGAAGTACGGCGTCAGCGGCCGCAGGATCGTCGGCGTCAGATACGAGCCGCAGGGCTTCAACAAAGCCATGACGCGGCCGGAACAGACCCTCCCGGCCCGCGTGGCCCGGAGGTGAGGACAATGAGCAAGAGCTCACCGATCACAATCACGAGCGAGGAGCTGCGCGACCGCGTCGAGGAGTACCTCGGCCGCTGGATCCCGGACGACGTCTGGAACCGCAGCGAACCCTACGCCCGCCGCAAGCTCGACCTCTGCCGGGAACGGCAGCCGGAGGTCGAATACTTCAACAACGAGTACCTCGTGCTGCTGGCAGCGGACACCGTCAGAGAGACGGAGTTCAGCGACTTCACCCTCGCGGACTACGCCGCGAAGATGGCAGCCAGAGCCACGAGCTGAGAGGAGAAAACAATGGCAACAGTAACAAAAAGGGCCGCCTGCTGCAATCAGGCGACCCCTGCGAGAAGAATAGGCCAGCCAGCCGTCAGATCTCGCTCGTCGTACAGTATAGCACGAAAGAAGCGCCGCGCCAAGTACCTGCGCCGGCAAATCGCCTGCCTGCTGCTCGCTGCTGCCGCCCTGACCGCCCTGATCTACGTCGTGGTCGGGGCGCTGACCCCGGACAAGCCCGGGACGGCCACAGTGGTGACGCCGCGGCCGGTCATCGAAACGCAGACCCCGATCCAGACGCCGGCAGCAGAACCGACACCGCCCCCACGCTTCGAGCTGAGCGCAGCAGAGCGCGACGTCGTCGAGCGCGTGGTCATGGCTGAAGCCGGCGGCGAGTCCTTCGAGGGGCAAATGCTGGTCGCACAGTGCATCCTCAACGCCTGCGAAAAGACCGGCACGCAGCCCTCTGAGGTCGTCGTGACGTTCAAGTACGCACCGGCCCGCCCGGATCCGACTGACAGCGTCAGGGAGGCCGTCGCGGCAGTATTTGACGCCGGCGAGTTCATCACCGACGAGCCGGTCATGTTCTTCTATAACCCCGCAAAAGTAACGAGCACATGGCACGAGAGCCAGACCTTCGTCATCGAGGTCGGCGGCCATCGCTTTTTCGCAGAAAGGAGCCAAGACAATGAGTGATAAAACCAACGCGGCCATCGCCGCAGAACAGCAGGCAGCAGCTACCGAGGAAACCTCGGCAGCTCAGCAGACCGAGGCCCTGCCGGCTGCCACCCTCGAGGAGCTCGAGGAGTTTGACCTCGGCAGCGTCGCCGATCAGGAGGCCCCGCGCTTCAGGATCACGGACGACCGATGCGCAGACTGGGCCGTCCGCAAGATAGCCGAGGAGCGTGCGGAGTACGACCGCCTGAAGGAGCTGGCCGACCAGCAGGTCGCAGCCATCACCGAGAAGATGGAGGCAGCCAAGCGCCGGCTCGAGAACGGCACGTCCTACCTGACGAGCTGCCTCGCCGAGTATTTCCGCACCGTGCCCCACAAGACCACCAAGACGACCGAGAAATATCGCCTCCTCTCCGGCACCCTGACCCTCAAAAAGGGCGGCACCAAGGCAATGCCGGACGACGCGAAGCTGGTGCCGTGGCTGAAGGCCAACGGCTTCGGCGACTACGTCAAGACCGAGGAGAGCGCCAAGTGGGGCGAGCTGAAGAAGGGGCTCACCTTCGTCGGCAGCGTCGCCACCATCACCGAGACCGGCGAGATCGTCGAAGGCATCACCGTCACGGAGCAGCCCGACATCTTCAAGGTCGACCTGTAAAGGAGGCCCACCATGACAACCGCAGCAGAAAAGAAAACCACAGCGGCAGCCAAGACCGCGGAGGCCCTGCCTGACGTGGCCTCCTGCCTCTCCCTCCGGCAGAAGCTCGTCGAAATGAGGAAAGCCTGCCCGGAGATCCTGAAGAAGAAGCACAGCGACGGCGTCAGCTACTCCTACGCCAAGATCTACGACGTGTGGGAGAAGATCACCCCGATCATGAACCAGCTCGGCGTCGACTTCGACGTCATCGCCGAGACGGCCACCAAGCACTCGGACAACGGCGACCCGCTGTACTGGATCACCATGCAGACCAAGACCCGCAACGGCGACAAGCTCATGTTCCTCTACGAGGCCGACCTGACGATCCGCTGGACGAACCTCGACAACGAGGACGAGACCATCGAGGCCGTGATCCACTCAATCGGCTGGAACGACGACCCGGCCAAGGCCAAGGGCGCGGCCCACACCTACGCCCTGAAATACTACCTTTTCGAGAAGTTCACGGTCGACCAAGGCGAGGACGACCCCGACAACAACGACTTCAGCGCACAGGGCAAGGGCTCCGGCAGCACAGGAACCGCCAGACAGGGCCAGCAGCGTCAGGGACAGGGTCAGAGCTCCGGTCGGCTCAGCGACGCGCAGCTCGGCCGCCTCTACAAGAAGGCAGAGGCCGCCGGCATGAGCCGCGAGCGAACCGACGCCCGGATCCTCGAGAAGTACAAGAAGCAGGATCCCGCCACCCTGACCCGTCAGGAGTACGACGAGATCTGCAATTCCCTCGACGCCGCAGCGGCGCAGCATAGCCAGCAAGGAGGTCAAGCCTAATGTATAACCACACAGGACTTCAGGGGCGCCTCACGGCCACCCCTGAGCTCAGATACACCCCAAGCGGCACCGCGATCACGAGCTTCGCGCTCGCCAGCGACACCGGCCGCAAGACCAAGGACGGCAACAGGATCACCAATTTCATCGACTGCGTCGCGTGGCGTGCGCAGGCCGAGTTCGCCTGCAAGTACCTCACCAAGGGCCGCCTCGTCATCGTCGACGGAGAGTTGACCAGCCGAACCTATGAGGACAAGGACGGGAACCGCCGCAAGGCCACGGAGATCACCGTCAGGAACATCAACTTCAGCGACAGCAAGAAAGACGGCCAGAGCGCGGGCTCGCAGCCGCAGGGCGACGACTTCGCGGATCCCGGGTACGCAGACGCCTCCGGCTTCACGGAGGTGGACGGCGATGACAGCGATCTCCCGTTTTAGAACGACCGACGGCCGACCAAAGGCCGACCAAGTAAGAGCCGAGGACACGCGGCCACAAAGAGGAGGTGACGACCGTGGCATGGATCCAAGTACATCAGACACTCAAAGATCACCGCAAGCTGTTCGACGCTGCTGACGAGCTTGAGATCTCGCCCCCGCACATGATGGGCCTGCTGATCTCCTTCTGGCTGTGGGCCCTCGACAATGCCCCCACGGGCAAGCTCGACGGCATCACCCACCGCATGATCGCCCGGGCTGCTCAGTATGAAGGAGACGCCGAAAAGCTGGCCGCGGCGCTGATCCGGGCCGGCTGGCTGGACGAAAACGAGGACGGCGAGCTCGAGATCCACGACTGGTACGAGTACGCCGGCAAGCTGATTGACCAGCGGAAGGCCGAAAAAGAGCGATCGCAGCGTCGGCGTGACGCGGCCGCAGCAGCCGCAGGAGAAAACGCAGACGACCAACAAACGGCCAGCGGTCAGCCGAAGAAAGGCCGCAAGAAAGCCGCAGGCAGAGTAGACCAGAGTAGAGTAGATAAGAGTACAGATGGTACTACTCCCCCTTCCCCCTCTGACGAGGGGGCTGACGAGGGCAAAAAGGACGCCATCGAGGTCAGGTTTGCAGAGTTCTGGAGCGCCTACCCGAAGAAAGTCGCCAAACAGTACGCCCTCAAGGCATGGAAACGGCTGCGGCCGGACGCCGAGCTGCACGAGAAGATCATGCAGGCCGTGAACGCTCAGAAGCGGAGCGAACAGTGGCGCCGAGACAACGGCCGCTACATACCGAACCCGGCCACATGGCTGAACGGCGGCCAATGGGACAACGAGCTCGAGGAGGTGACGACAGATGCAGAAAATCGGGGAGATCCTGAACGCAGCAACGCAGCCGACGCCGGCCGCGACTACTCGAAGGGCTTCAAGACAGCAGACGACCTCGACGACTGACGCCGGGGACGGCGGCACCAACTGGATCCTCAGCAACGACCCGGCCGTGGCAGATCTGCCGGGCACCCCGAAGCCGGTCGCCTGTGAGTTCTGTGGGGCACCGCGCCACACCAAGGGCTTCCCCTTCGGGGATCGTATCTGGTGGGCCCCATACGGGCCAGAGCGCTGCACCTGCCCCGACGCCGTGGCGGCCTTCGAGAAGGCCGAGACCGAACGCAAGGCCAAGGAAGAAGCCGAGCGCAAGGCTGAGGAGGATCGAAAACTCCGCGACAAGATCCAGCGCATCGTCGGCGAGTCCGGCATGGGCGATCGTTTCCTCCGCAGAACCTTCTCGACCTTCCAGATCACGGACAGCAACCAGAAGGCCGCGGCCGTCGCCAAGCGCTACGCGGACAGCTTCGACAGGCTGCTGCCAATTCAAGGGCAGCCAGAACCCGGCCGCAACGGCCTATTCATCGCCGGCCCGCCGGGCACCGGCAAGACCCACCTCGCCGCAGCCATAGCCAACCACCTGATCGCTCAGGGCCGCCCGGTCATCTGCATGACCATGATCGACCTGCTGGAGCGCATCAAGCGCACCTACTCCAGCAGCGAAGGCGACGAGGGCAGCGTCCTGAAGATCTACAAGACCGTGCCGCTGCTGGTCATCGACGACATGGGAAAAGAGCCCCCGACCGAGTGGGCGATCTCGACCATTTACAACATCATCAACGGCCGCTATGAGGCATACCTGCCGACCATAGTGACCACCAACTACGACGCCGACACGCTGATCCGACGCATGACCACCCGGGACACCCGGGACGACACCACGGCCCGGGCCACCATTGACCGGCTGATGGAAATGTGCAGAGCCATCGCACTGACCGGCGAAAGCTGGCGCCAGAAATAGGAGGACATCATGAAAAAGGTTTATATCTGCTCCCCGTGCCGCGGGGACTACGAGAACAACATCCAGCGGGCCAAGGAATACAGCCGGGCCGCAGCTATGAAGGGCTGCATCCCGATCGCCCCGCACATCTACCTCACGCAGTTCATGGACGACACGATCCCGGCCGAGCGTGAGCTGGCCCTGAGCTTCGGCCGCGAGCTGGTGCTCCAGTGCGACGAGCTGTGGGCCTTCGGCCTCTCCCACCCGTCCGCGGGCATGACCGGGGAGATCGAGGTCGCCAAGGCTGCCGGGATCCCCGTGCTGAACGGCTTCGAGGAGATCAGCCGCGTCGAGCCCGCTCCTGCTGCCGCCCCGGATCCTGAGCCGCAGGACGCTGGCAGCGTGACGCTGCATCTGCCGGCCTTCAGAGCGATGGCAGTATGCAACCAGCACCTCGACCACGGCCCGCTCCACATTGAGATCGCCGGCAGCATCATCCTCGAGCTCGCCAAACGCCTCGCCGCTGAGCCGGGTGCCCACTTCGACATCGGGCCGGGAGGTGAGCCTATTGACTAAGTACAACCCGCGCACCAACGCCGAAGGCTACCCGGATCCGACGCCATACGAAGCCGAGCGCCACATCAGGGCACAGATCACCGGCAAGCAGGCCAGAGTAGCCGGCAACTACTTCGAGAACATGATCTCGGCCTCCTGCGAATACTACCGCGACCGCGGGATCGCCAAGATCGAAAAGACCCCGGAGCCCATGAAGCCGCTCGGGGCCAAGAACCGCAAGGGCCAGTTCCTCGCCTGCTACACCAAGCAGGCCCAGCCGGACTACGGCGGCACCCTGAAGGGCGGCCAGAGCATCTACTTCGAGGCAAAGCACACCGACGATGACCGCATCGAGCAGCGCCGTCTCACGCAGGAGCAGCAGGATGACCTCGAAGCCCACCACAAGCTCGGCGCCGTGGCCTTCGTGCTGGTCAGCTTCAGCCTGTGCGACTTCTACCGTGTCCCGTGGCCGGTCTGGCGTGACATGGCCCAGACCTACGGCCGCAAGTACGTCAAGCAGGTCGAGCTCGCTCCCTACGAGGTGCCGGCGACGGCTGGCTACATCAAGTTCCTGCACGGGATCGTCGGACAAGCAGGGCCAGAAACCACTCAGGAGGTGACACCATGATCCCCTTCCCGGATAAGAAATACGACATAATCTACGCGGATCCCCCGTGGAGCTACTCAGACAAGGGCTGCAACGGGAACGCGGCCGAGCACTACCCCACCATG